CCTATCCTATAGTCAGCAACTCCATGTGACTTGCTTAGGCTTGTTGTAAAATCAGTAACGCAGTCATGATTGATTGGATATTCTATTCCGTTACCGATCCCAAAATAGGCACCGTCTATGAGAACCGGAACTTGTAATTTAGTTGCTTCATTCAAGATCTCTTCATAGTTGTTGTAGTAAGATCCGTTACCACTAAAAGGAAAACTTATCACGATGCAGTCGTTTTTTCTTATCTTGTCTTCTTCCAATGATGTTATTTTTATTTTATAGGCGTTGCCGACTATCTTTGATAGAACAAAATCTATTTTGCTGACACGCAACCTTCTTTTATTATTTCTTGCTATGAATTCAGTTATAGCCTGACTTGTTCCGTAACAATAATCTGCATATTTGAAATTGTCTAGATTTATGTTGTTGTTTGTGTTTTTTGTAAGAAATTTCCTAAATGATTCCTCAACTTCGACTTGTGAAATGTGTTTGCTACCTGTGTGAAACACCGAAAGATTTTTCTCTATAAAATCTTTTGTCTCGTTGCTGTTGATAGGAACACTTGCCCTGTTTAATTTATAATTTTCTATTTTATCAGTCATTCAATGTTTTCCAAGATCGATGAAGGATGTAGAACCAAATGCCATTTATTGACGGTTCGATCAAAGCCACCAGGCCAGACTCCCACAGGCTAGAACCCGTGACAAAAGAAACCACTGCCATGGCGATGCAGATGTGACCCAGTGTATAGATCACAGCAAGACTCAAAGAACTCGATTTCACTATGGTCTTGAATGTTTCAAATATTCCGTTTTTGAATTCACTCATTTGTTTTTAAAATATTTTTCTCGTTTATTTGTTTCGTTGGCATATTTTTCTGCTTCCGGCAATGCATCTTTTTTTTGTGTGATATTTGGCCATTTGTTTGACCAGGTCCTGTTGAATTCAACTAATTCACCGCTGTCCATGGGTTCAATAGCATCCACTGGACACTCCGGTTCACACACGCCACAGTCTATGCATTCGTCTGGATTTATAACTAACATATTTTCGCCTTCGTAGAAGCAATCCACCGGGCAAACTTCTACACAATCGGTATGTTTACACATTACACATTTATCGTTTACAACATAGGGCATACATTTTTATTATACTACACTTTGTTAAATTTTTCAAGTGTAAAGCCTTTTGCATCATATACATCAAGATATTCGGAATTGTTTGATTGTCTTATTATTCCTTGTCCCCAGACCACGTCATGATCGTGATAGGAAAATGGTTTCTTTATTGTGACATCTATATATTTTCCATTACCAACACCAAGTGTCAAAAATGTTACATACTTGCCTTTGTCTCCTCTAAACACTCTGCCGTTTGCTATCAGTCCTGCAAATTCAACTTTGTCCATGTAGAGTTCTCTTACATACATACCTGGCATAAAGTTTTTTGAACTCCACCAACCATATTTCCTATATTGAAAATCCGGTGTGTCCCATTTATCCGAGTTTGATGGTGTGACTACATCTATTCCTACTCTTTTTGCTTCAATTCTGTAAACCCAACGTCTATATGATCCATGACAATGTTTAAGACACGCCTCCCAGAACTTTTTTTTGTTATGTGCTTTTTGATAGGCTAGAGCCCAGATCAATCTTCCTAGATTTATGGCGTGAGCTCTGCACAAACCAAACCCAGACAGTCCTTGTAACATTTCTATTATTGAATTTTTCCTTGGGTGATTGCCAAGTCTTGTTGTAAACTCTAAGATTTTTTCTTCATTTTTTTTTGCGAATGCTCTCCTGTATTTGTCTGCCTCGTATTTGTCAATACCCAGCACCTCGGATATTCTGTCAATGGCATCGTCTTCATATACTATAGTGTCTTCCATTCTTTCCTTTGACCAGTCGTGAAACATTGTTGCCTTTTTCCTTCCTGACACGGCCACTGGTCTTATCAATGCTGTTGCGAACACACAATCTTTCATTGACTTTGGTTGTATGGCACGAAACAGTCTCCTCATTGCCGGGGATTCTGCCTGTGTGACTCCCAGCACGTCGCCCCTACATAATAGTTCCGCTGTCTCTTTATCTTCTTCAGGATACTCGGTTAATTTGGTCACGGGGTCTACTTCCAGCAGTTGAGATAGTCCTCTATTTGCCAAAATGTCCACCTTGAGGTGTTCCAAGTCCTCCACTTCGTTCTTGTCTAGTAGTATTTGGTTTTCCGCCGTGAACAGGCTTTTTGGTAGTTGTCTTTGAAACATCAGTATTCCTCCGCAGTGTTTTGATATGCATCTCTTCTTGCCCATCAGTTTTTGTTCAATCCTTTTTGCTTCAGTGGGATCAACACCAACTGACTCGTATGTGAACCTGCGAGGGAGTTTACCTTTCGCACCCAATCTTTTTGCCGCTTCTCGTTTAGCACTTTTTTCTTTAAAGAGCACGTAGTTAGAAATTCGTGCAGAACTTCCCGGCCACTTTTTGAATATCCTTTTCATGACTTCTTCCTGACTGTGGTGGGGAAAATCAATATCCACATCTGGTAGATCGTCTCTGTTTGGATTCAAAAATCGTGCAATGGGTATCCCCCACTCCACAGGGTCTACATCTGTTATGCCAAGTAGATAGCAGACAAGTGACGAACCAGCCGAACCACGAGTCATATGAGGTATGTCTCTGGTTAGTTCTATGATGTCACAAATTTGGATGAAGTAGTCTACGAAACGTAGTCGAAGGATGATTTGAGTTTCCTCGGCGAGCCTTTGCGTGTATTCTTCTGTGCCTGGACATTGCCTAATGAATCTATCGTACAGCCTTGTTATGTCGTTCAGTTCTTTGTCTTTTTTCATTGCCTGTGTTTGCCTGTTATTGCCTTGAGCAGATATATTTATCTACGTATATTTTGGTATTAGATTTTTAATAGGAGTAATTAAATCTTTTTATATCTTCTTCAAAAATCTCACCAACACGGTTAATTGTTCTATCATTATAGAACGATTGATAAGGTTCTGCATTTGATTTGTTCATCCAGACAGGGTTGTCAGTACGATTACAAATTTTTTTTATTTGTTCAAAATCTTTAGAGAAATTTTCAAGTCTAAGATATCTCATATTTTCATGACAATACAATGAACAAAGTTGTTTGTTCCAGGGCAGTCCTATGCTGGGATCTATTTCGGGATGCCAGTCTTCACAGTTCATCACAAAATGCTCAAATCCCTTGTCTAAGACTTTTAAATATTTTGACTTGTTGTGTTTGGTCCAGGTCTTTTTGAAATAGGTATAAAAACTTACCACTCTGCTCCATGGATTGCGAACAACACAAAAAAGATCGTCTTGCCATTTGGTTGGTAGTTTGCCAGGAACTTCATGGGGCATTCCGCTATATTGATATTCAGATTTTCTTATCCAATCTGCTATACCATTGCCGCCACATTTGGCAATGTGAACGAAAGTTATTTTGTCCAGTGCCCTGTAAGCCATCACTTGATGTATTGAATTATCACATCGTCGAATACGTTGCTGATAGATCTAAAATCGTGAATTTCGCAACTAGGATGCAGTTCTTCAAATCTTGATTTGTCTCTGTCTATGTCGACGGGATCTTCGATCACGTATATTCCTCCGGATTTTAGATGTTCCCAGGCAATTTGAAAAGTGTCTGCCTGTGTTTGATATTCGTGGTGTCCGTCGTCGATAATTATGTCAAAATCTTTTGGAATCTGTTTCCAAGTTTTGGTGTCATCTGATCTTCCTATATGTAATCTACATCTATCAAGATATGATTTATGATCATATTCGAACCATCTTAATTTCTTGTCAACTCCGTGTATTTCGGCATCATCAAAAAACTCATACCAAAGTTTCATGCTACTGCCTTTCAGTATTCCAATTTCACAAATTTTTTTGACTTTGTTTTTTAATGGAGTAAATGTTGGGTCGTAGTATTTGTCTATGTAACTGTGTTTGTCACCTTTGTCTGATTGATGTTCTTGTTTGTTGTAAAGTTCTTTTACTGATATCATTTTTTCTATTTAATAAAATTTATTGGACCACTGTAGGTTTTCCAATTTGATTTTGTTTCTAATTTTGAATAATATAATTCTTGTTCTGATATATCTTTATCTACAGTTTTGGTATCTAGTACAGGACACATCACGTCATTATAATATTTGAGGTGCTGATACACTGTGGGGTGTCTGTCTTTGATGTTTGGGTGCAGGGCATGATGATCCAAACAAAACTCCGCAAAACTAATAGGCATTGTTGGCATATCTTTTTTCAAAGGGTGTTTTATTTTGTGAAGTTTGGTATCTTCTCCAAGTTCCAAAGGAAAGGCAGTGAAATTGAATATCTTTATGTTGTTGTCGGCACAATAACGATTGGCAAGATAGATCTGTTCGTATGTTCTTGATAACAGGCGTTCTTTATTGTAGTCCGAACCTGTATATTTTCCTTCGCCCACATATGGCCATTTTTTGTTGGCATCTCTGCTCACACGATCAAAAGCCGACCACATCACAACCTGTGTAGACTTTGTGTCACAATTCAAAATCAAAGATCTAGCAATATCCTCGTTGCCCCATCCGGGTACTCCGTATCTTTTTACTTTGTTATCGTGCTCTAACCAATGAGTCCAAGTGGGCCATTGATATTCCGTGTAACTGCATCCGTATGTCTTAAACTCCATGTTTTTTTAGATACTCTCGTATACCCTCCTGGCTCTCTGGTTTTCCTTTCTTATTGCCCGCGGCATGAAAAAAATATATTTTTGGTTTTCTCCTGAAATGTGCATTTTTGTAATTGAACCACTCGTCCATTTTGGTTATCTTTACATTACTTTTGATATTTGCCCAGTTTAGGATTTCGCCGTCGTGAGCATTGCCTATCTCTTTGAATTTTTCTATCCATGGTCTCATCACGTCTCTAGATTTTTTGGTCAGAATAAAGAGACCAGGCTGAAATCCTTTTTTACGTACATCTTCCAAACTGCACTCTTTTTTCAGCAAACCGTGATAGAATGTATCAAAATGTTCTTGCGTCTCCGCATTTTCTATTTTTGAGAAATGGCAATACTTGAACGTGTCGTTATCTGGATACATCTCGAATATGTCTGGTGCCCATGGCATAGCAAATATATCACTGTCTGCATATAGTATTTGATCATATTTTTGCCACCATTCCTCGTCTAGCCATAAATCAAATCTTTCAAATGTTGGATGTATCCAATTGATCTTGGGTTCGTTGATTTCGATATAATCAATATTGTATTTTGCACAATATTTTTTAAAACTTCTTGAACTGATTTCGTGAAGTGGCTGGTCCCGTAACAACTTGTTGTAATCCGGCTGTGAATATTTGTCGGCTGGAATCCAATATTGAACTATACATTTCTTCATATATGTATTCTATGTCGTTACTGTTCTTCATCTGAGTGTAACTCGTTGAGCAGTTGTCTCAGTTTGCCACCCTCCACGGTGGCTTTGACTTTGCCGATATCGTCGCCTTTTCTCGGATCAATTTCTTTACTGTCTCTCGCATCAGTTTTTTGTTCAGATGGTGATACTTTGCTTTTTGTTTTTAGATTATCGTATATCGTGCTTGTCTGTTTCTTGAACTGTTGATATTCTGGGTCCTCTGCTAGGTCTCTTATTCTCAGTGTGTCCACGTCAAATTCCAAATCTACCTTTTGGCCAACTCCCGAACTCGATCTAGTTTTCATAAACTGTATCTGATATCTGCCACGTTCTTTCATCGCTCTCGATGTGAATATACCAATCACGTTGTCCGCTGTCTGTACTTTTGACAAACCACCAGAGATGTGAGAGTGATCAAACTCAATCTCCTCAACGGATGCCCTGTTCAACTGTGATGCAGTTGCCATTATCATTTGTGATTCAGTTGCGAAGTTTCTCAGTTCTTCCGAAACATATTTGTCTTTTATGAACAAATCAGCAGGTGATATTTTTTTACTTTTTGGCATCATTAAATCCAAGTAATCGATCAGTATGCAGTCTATCTTTTTCTTTTGCTTCAATTGTAGTTCTTTGATGTATGCCTTTATGTCGTTTACATTACTGCCCGAAGGGATATATTTGATTTGTATACCTCCTGACTGTTTGCCCATCATTTTCACTTTCATTTCAACATTGTCTATGTCTTTCATGACTTGCTTTGTAGGAATGTTTGCCATCATTGAATCTAATCTCATGGCACACAACGTCTCACTTAACTCAAAAGACACATACACACAGTTCAATCCCGCTGATGCCCAGTTCACTGCCAGGTTTTGTAAAAACAAACTTTTTCCTGCTCCAGAACCACCTGCAAATATGTTCAGTTCACCTCTGTTGAAACCACCGTAAAGTTTTTTGTCGACATTGGGCCATCCTGTGCTTACCTGACCGTTTGAATTTTTTAGTGCCTCTAATCTTGCTCTCGGATCCTCAAAGTAATCAGTACCCAAATCCTTGGTTAGACTTATGCTAACTGCTTGTTTAATTTTGTCTTCTACAGGATTGTAATCGCCACGTTCCAGCAAATCTGCCGATTCTAATATTGCCTTTTCCATTGCTTTGTGTCTCGCAAATGTTTCAAACTCGTCTAGCAACCAACTGAAATGCGAAGGATCTAGATCTTTTGCTGATTTCAACTTGATCTCGTGTTTGGCATTCACTTGTTCTACATCAGGCATTACCTTGTATTCCTCGGAATATTCTTTTACAAATTTTGCGATTGGTTGCAGTTTTCTGTCAAAACTTGTTGGCTCAAAAATATTCTGTGCTCTAGCAAATGATTCGGCGTCAGCCAAAAACATTTCTAAATATAATTTTTGTACATCGAAACTATAATCAGCCATACATTTTTCTCTTTAGATCAATTTTTAGTTTATTGGACTCTGTTGTTTTTAAAATACTTTGTATAACAAACAGTCTTCCGTATTTTAACACAGCATCGGCCACATCATCAACACCTTTTTGCCATTCTGGAAAAGCAACACTCCAACCAAACTCTAGTGCCTGGTCTATGAGTTTCTCTCCCGGAGCATCTCTATCTGGTACAACAATTACCTGCCTGTTCAAACTGTTTATAAGGTCCTTTTGTGTATCATTTACCTCAGAACCCAATATACTGACACCCGAAATGGTTAAAGCATCAAAAGGTCCTTCTGTGACAATTACAAATTTACGTGACCAGTCTTGTGCATCTAGATTGAACACATAACCTGGCTGTACATCTGTGTAGTATTTTATTTTGTCTGAATTTTCAAAAAGCCTGCCTGTGTATCCTACAATATCTCCTTTCCAATAAAACGGAATTAAAATTCTTTTGTTAATATCAAAATTTGAGTCTGGAGAATACAAGAAATCATACCAGTCTGGCTGAATACCTCTGGATTTTAGATAATTCAATAAACCATCTATTTTTTTGTATTGTGGTTCTGTTAGATCTTGTGCTACATATTTTTCCAACCAAAAATCAAGTTTGTGAGAATTTTTCGGCAAAGATTTTTTTTTGAAATCAACAAATTTCTTTTTTTCATATTTGGTATCTGATTCTTCATGTCGCATCGCTTCTATGGCTAATTTTTTGATAACATCATCTGATATGCCCAACCAACTCATTAGTTGTCTCATCCTGGCTGTCAGTTTCCTACCAATGATATAACTGGCCTTGTATCCGCAATTAAAACAGTGATAACTTAGAGTGCCGTCGGCCGTTGTCATTATTCCACCTCTTTTTCTTTTGTCAGGGGACTCTCCGTTGTACACACAACAAGGAGCATTGAATGACGTCCATCCACTTGGTGTCTTTTTCTTGCCGGCAGGCAAAGAAGTCAGAATAGTCGACTGAATTAGATTCATATCTTATATTTTACTGTCTATAGAGTATTTTGTCAAGTGTTCCGGTATTACCAGAAGAGTTTCCGTAACTGAATCTTACGTTTTGGTATACACCATTGAAATTTTGATATACCACCGAATCCGAAGCACTGATATCAACATTTGCTATGTCAAAATAGTCTGCGTCAACCGGACTAGTGGAAACCATTGTGCCTTGTATTTTTACTCTGCCCGCAAAACCTGTGGTATAGATCGCCGCAGTATGCAGAGCCAAATTATTGTTCTTTCCTGGATAGGCATTGATCGCTGATGAAGTCTTTGCTAAAGGTCCTGTGGTACCGGTAAAAGAAGTTATCTCGGTACTGGGTAAAAATTGGGGATATGCCCCATCCAGCAATTCTATTGTGCCTGAACTCACGTAACTTGTGTCTGCGTAAGTGACTAGGGTGCTACCGTCTGTTTTGATCTCGTTGATACTGTACTCATAAAATTTGTTTTCAAGATCCAACAGGTCACCGTCTGTGATTTCGATCTGGGCGTTTCCTTTGGTGCTTATTGTGGAACCATCGTCTAGAATGGTTAAATTACGTTGTAAAACTGCTTTTTTTGATTCTGTATCTATTATGTTGAACTGATATGTTTTGCCAACAACATTTTGCCTCTTTTGATCTTCGTTTTTGAAAGTAAAAGTTATTGGATTTCTTACTCCCCTATATAATCTTAGGCGCCTATCGTACACTTTTGAGTTCCTTCCATGATAACCGTTTTGGTAAACGATTATAACATTTGATATTAAATACCTTGTTACTGTTTGCATAATACATATTTAACAGTATTTATTGGATTACTGATGAACGAAATTTTTGATAAACTGGGCAAGAAATTCCCATTCCTGTCGCTTATACAAAAGGGCGATTTAGAATTTGTGGGCATAGTGCAGAATCAAGACAATCAAGTCACAAGTTTTTACGACTACGGTCGTATAATGATGCCGCAAGACAAAGCAACATTTTTGAAGATGGGCGAAACTTGGTGGTGGGAATCCAATAGAAAAATACCCATCAACATATTCTTAAAGAAAGACTTTGTGTATTTCAGGCACACTTTGGTTACACTGGCCACAAAAGACATCGTGATAAAGCACGGTCCTGTGGTTAGATTAGATGAAATTGCAAAGAAAAGAATAAAGCGTAGAACAATTCAGTTAATGAGACGTCCTACTTAATTGTACTGTTAATTCCACAATTCCTTTCAAAGTATCTGGTCAAGGGACTATCTTTATGGTAGGACGAGTACTCGGCTCGAAATACTTGTTTCTTTTTAGGTTTACGTGGAAGTTTTTTTTTGATTTTCTGATGTCGCATCAAAACTATATTTAGCATTAGACATCTGATTCATCTGCACAACAATCGCTTGGGCATACGCAACAGCGTGAGACTTTTTAAAAAAGTAACTGCCGTCGGATGGTTTAATCCAAACTTCTTTGAGAATGTCTACCCAGTCCTTGTATAAAAGATGTCGTTTGGCTGGCCTGATTATGGCCAACACTGCGGCCAGTTGTTCTATGTTCTTTGGCTCCAGTTTAGATACTATCTCAAAATGGCCATTCAAATGGAAAAGTTGTTCTACAATTTTTGGGTCTTTCAGCATATCCCAATTAGGTTCCTGGATCATTAGTTCAACTAATTCTTGTTCTGACTTTATGTTTTTATAGATATTCACATTCAATAGATCTATCTTAAAATAGCCTCTGTCCTCTGCTGTTTTATAGTTCAGACTACTGTGTCCAGACAATGGATTTTTTGGTATGTTGTGAAAATACACACCGGTTTTGTGTTTTTCATGTGTGTGGTTTTTAATAATTGTCGCAGGAGTATGTTTGAATAGTTCTAAACATTTGTCTCTGTCAAAAAAATCTATATCTACATCAGGCATTAATTCAATCTTCCTTTGTCAACATTTTCTAATATTTCTAAGTTTGCCGTTGGATCAAAAATTTTCAGTATCTCCAAAACCCTTTCTGTGCCCGCAGTATGTGGAGTATTCTTGTTCATATCCGGCATAACTAATTTTTTTAAATTTCCATCTTTGCCAATAACCAAAACACTATCTCCTGACATTACTTCTAATTCATTTTTTTGACTACTCAATTTTGGCCTCCTTTACTGTTTCTTCAACAAACAGTAGATCTGATTTGTAATTTTTGAATTTGTTATTCCAAAATATTGGATCAATAAATCTATCACACATTTGTAATTGCTCATCGTTAAATGATTTTAACATTTTTTTACCAGCTCTGCAACCGAGCACCAACCATGGAGATATCTTTCCTTGTTGTATATGCATAACAGCACGATTGGTGTTGACCAATCTGAAATAGTCACTCCATTGAGCGTTTTGTTCCTGTGCCCAGTCCATCATTGTTGCTATTGTTCTCTGCAGGGCAGATTCAACCGGCTCTGATTTCAAAACGTCTATAATGTATGCTTCGTACAGATCGTCTCTTGCCCAGTGATCCAGTTTTATTTTTGAAGTAATGATGTAATCGATATATTTGTCTGGATACAACGGATTGATGTGCATCATATATCTACCAAATTTTACAAAGGCGTTGTAATAGGCACTTTTGCAGAAGTCATCATATGTTTTTGGTTTTGAAGAATTTTGATGTATTTGATAAAATCTTTGAAAAACTATGAAGGCATTCTGCACCCATTTTTCATGTTTTTGTAAATGTCTTCTTTTTGGTTCGCATAGATGCACTTGCAGTGTCCTTGCCTTTTGGAATGTTTTGTTACAGTATGTGCAGGTATTAAGATTTGATTCCATGTGATTCCAAGAGTTCTTCTAGTTCAGCGTCTGTGATTATAGCATCAAGTGTCTCGAGGTCTTTTTCCTTCATTGCTGGAAATATTTCCTGCAGTTGTTTCAGACTTTTGTTTGGTACTTTTTTCATTGGTTTTATCCATGGATGAAATTGTTGTTTTAATCCTCCACACATCGCAGTAAGTATCCAGCAAAGTTTTTTGTGTTTGCCTGACAGCGTAAAAAGATGTTTGTTCACGCACTCGTTTATCATTTCTAGATAGTGTTCCTGATAAAATTTATCTCCAGTAACCGAACTAGCATACCTCATTATCATGTACGGAGAGTAAAGGCTTCGCTCTTTGTCATCGATTCTATCATAGTAATCTTTGTTACGAAAATCTATCGCTTTCATTCCGTTCCGAAGTTCAAAAAATTTTCTATTATCTTTCTTTTGTGTTACCATACAGATCCGTAATCGAGTTGTTCAGACTGCCTTGATATGTCCTTTACAAAATAAGCACAAGGCGGATTTGGACGATCACTCAAGGGCACTGCTAGAATCTGACCAGATTTTATTTTAGGAAAATACCATTTTACTTCCTGGTAGATGTCTACTATGTCCACTCCAGCAAAATCGGGTCTTCCACCTGTAAGTGGATTGAAAATAAACGCCTCAAAACCTCTATCATTTAAACTTGTTATTGGCAAGACGTGTAATTCTCCTTGCTCGGCATCTCCTATAATCATTTTCCAATCCAAAGGCATTTTAATTTTGTACTTTCCTACTTGTAACACTGCCGCTGGTGCATTAAAAGATTCAAGAAAAATTAAAGGAATGAAATAATAATCTGGGTCTTGAGGATTTGAGTTGTCAAGAACAGCAAATCTCAAACTGTCATCCACATATTCCGGAATCTTTTCCAACGTGTATGTTTTATTGTCAATTGTAAGGATTTTCATAATCTATCTTTTCTATATTATACGGATAATTGGCCTCTTTGTAAAACTTTTTCCTCTGCCCGAGGTGTCTTTTAGCAAATTTACAGGAACTGGTAATGTCCCATATCTGTACATTGTCTTTGTCTTCTGCCTTCCTGATACCACGTCCTATGCTCTGTATCACTCTAACGAATGACTTGCCAGGCTCTATGAGAACAAGATTAAAAATCCTAGGAATATTAATGCCAACAGCGGCAACTCCATATGTGGCGATAATAATTTTATTTTTCGCAGTAGATACTTCATCATAGTGTTCTTTCCTTTCTGGGTTTTTGGTTGAGCCTGATATAAACACCGAACCTTTTAATTTTTTTTCTAGTATTTCACCTGCCGATATTCTATCCACTAAAATCAACGTGTTTCCAGAAGTCGCTATACTATCAATTGTTTTAGAAATCCAATCCATTCTTGTACTATCGGTGGTAAGCCACTTTAGTTCCTCCTGATAGTTTTTGAACTCGGGGTGGTCTTGTGTCTGTAGCACATTTACATTGCAGTTGGCTAAAACTCCTTTGTCCTGTAATTCCTTCGCCGCAATCTTATTGACAACATCACCTATACTACATTTGAGACCATAAAATTCAAAATCCGCTTTTGGCACAGTACCTGTCAAACCCCAACGTATGCCACAATGAGCAAATGGTCCTGTCAACATTCTTTTAAGTACATCGGCCTTGGCCATATGCACTTCGTCGACTATAATAGTATTGATTCCTTTTATTGCTTCTAAAAAATCTGCTGTGTGTTCGTCCTTGCTTTTTTTTTCTAAAACATTCAATGATTGCCAGGTTGCTATTGTATTTTGTCTTCCTAGTTCTTTTCTATCTCCGTAGTATACACCTACATCGAGATTACAAGTCAAAAAATCGTCTTCGGTTTGAGTCACCAGGCTTTTGTTAGGAACAATGGTCAGTGTTCTTCCGTAGTCTTCAACTAATTTACAAAGGGTGGCTGTGATTATTGTTTTTCCCGCTCCGGTGGCTATTTCTTGTATGCACTGAGGACTTTTTATAAACTCATTGATTATTTCTACCTGGTAGTCTCTCAACTCAATTGGTTGTCCTGCACAAGGATGTGATTCCGGCCAAGTGATATTTGAAAGATAATTTTTGTCTATCAGTGTGAATTCAAAATTATTTGGAGTGCGATGATCTTCCAGGTCAACGTATACACCAGCGTCTTCTAATATTGGTAAAATTTGATCCACCAATGCCAGATAGGTGGTGCCGCCCAATCCAAAGAAACTGATCTTTCCGTCCCATCTTCCAAGTTTTACCGCTGGTAAGTGCCTCGCATAAGGTATCTCAAATTTGAATTTGCTGTGTAGTTTTTTCCTGTGATCTAATGATAGATTTTCAAATTTTACATTTACCTCGTCTTTGATCACAAGTTTGCAACTGCTCATTGTTTGTTTTCCTTATATAGGTTTTCTACTTGTATAATACAATCTTTTTGAAAGATTATCAACCAGGATGTTTACCGTATTTGAGCCAGTCGGCCAAAAACTATTGTCCTCGATATTAAGTGCCACTCTAGGCCTAAGATTGGATTTTAAAAAAGTTCTTGATAATTTCCTGTTTATAAAAATAACTTTTGTTTGGTTTGAGATTATTTTTGATGTTCTAGAAAACGATACCAGGTCTAGCCATCTTTCATAGATATCTTTTCTTTCTCCTAAATGTTTGGTTCCATAAACACTTTCTAGACTATATGTATCTTCTGTTTCGGCTCTGAAATCGATAGGTTCTTTGAAGTCATAAGTGAAGGAAATTCCGCTGTCGGCCAGTCCTAGTCCCTTCCAGGCCTTAAAAAAATTTTCAACTTCTTTTAGATCTTTATGCGTCTCTAATTCAGCATATGGTACAAATATTGGAAAGTCGTTAAGTTCCATTAATGCTGATAATGTTTCCTTCAATGAATACTTGTTTCTGTCTATCCATATGTTTCTGTTTGTAGAACACGCTATCACATCGGCCAAATGACTTTTTTCACTAGTGACTGTTGTAAAATTTTTATCGCAATATATATTTTTGTTCACGACATCTAATTGTTGTATAAACTTTTTATGTTTATAGTTTTTATTCCACCATTCGTCAAAACTTTCATCAGCATTCTTAAATTTAATTTCTTCGTCTTGGATATAAGCACTCGTTTTTTTGTAATCTAACTTTTCTTTTTTGATATTCTCGTAATCGTCTATGATTTCTGGATTTAAAATTTGGAAATCATACCTTATCGAAATCAAGGCGAGGAAATAACAGTTGACATCTATGTAATCAAATGTCCAAGACTTGGATTCTCCATCATATTGAGAAAATTTTAAGCCTCTGAGTTTTTGATGGTTTAGGCATCTCACCAATTTAATAATTTTTTCGTTGTAAGGAAATTTAATTTCAATTTTGTGATTTCCTAACTCGTCGGTATATGATCGGATTGATTTTTCAAAGTCAATCTTACGAAATTCGTCTCTCCACACAGGTTTGTCTATTAACGGTTGTATGTCTATTCCATATTTTGTAAAGAGTGTTTTGTATCTTTTTATCATAGCCAGCGCCAGTCTGCCTTGTTTTTCAGTCCAGGCATAATCGCTTTCGGCCAGGCTCCTAACTGTGCTTACATCTTTCCCGTGTACAGTGAACCCTTCCCACATATTTTCATTATATGCTAATATTTCTACTGCTTTTTGTATGTTTTCTGGTATTAACGGCTGTGTGTTTGACATATAAATTCTGATAATTACTAGTATAGCACAACTGGTAAAAGTGTCAACCTATGAAGAAGAAAAAACAGAAAAAAACCAGTAAAAAAATGGTTAAAAAAGTGAAGTTTCGTGTCAAGCAGGCACTGATCACTCGTGGTGGCATCAAAAATCATAAACCAACAGTTGCACAGGTACAATCCTGGTTCAACGTTTTGAATCAAGGAATTTTTTACGGAAGATTAACTTTGCCAACAATCCAAATCAAGAGACTGAAAGACTGTTTTGGCGAATGTGAATGCAGTTGGGACGCAAGAAGTGTCAAAACAAGAAAAAATCAACTTCCCGTTAACAGTTTAGATCACCCAACTGTGTCTTTCAAGATCACTTTGAAATCAAAGTATGACACCTGGAAAGATTTTATAGAAACACTGGCTCATGAGATGGTACATCTTCATCAAATGACCATTGACAAAGATCCTTACTCAAATCATAGCGCCAAATTTTTTAGATGGCGTCCTAGATTCAAGACTTTTGGTTTAGCACTGACTCTTTAAACTCTTTGTAAGAAATTATTTTTGTATTTCCGAGATCTGTCCCGGTCTGCAGATGATATAGGTACTCCGGAGGACTGTCGTGGACGATTGTGAAGTGGCAGTATGGTCTTTGTTTTACGGTTTTCCTAAATTGTGTTAGCCATTGTTCAAAAATCACGTCATTGTGCCTAGGACCGTAGTTTTCTGTATCCTGATAAATGTTGTTCAATTTGTCTTTTCCAAATTCAGCAAAATCAAAACCTAAAAGATAAAGATTTTTGTGTCCATGTATCAGTGATGTCCAGATTGCTTGGTTGCCGCTGGTGTAATGTGGATTTTTTGGTATTAGGACAAGTCCTGGTAAACGATTTACCTCAAGCGAGGGAGCATAGCACCAGCATTTTTCGTATACCTTGTTGTCGCTGATTTCTTTTGTCATTTTCATATCAACCGAAAACAAGAAATCCGGTATGAAATCTCTGTACAATGCGTTGCACCCATATGTCTGGCCTGAACCTCTCAACGATTCAAGGTCAAAATTTTTTCTGCTGGGCCCGTTACCGATAATGTATGCGTTTCCTTCCGGAACCGCCTTTACCTTGTCTTCAACATATGCAGTTTCCTGAATTTTCTGTCCTTTTCTGATCACGGTATTGACAATTATAGTCTCTCCTGTGTATGGTTCCCACTCGATTGGTTCAATTGTTTGACTAGAATTTAATTTCACTACTTTCATTTGATGTATTTCTCCAATAATCTTTCTCTAATTCTTTCCCAAGGCAGTCCCTGAGATATTTCCTGTGTTGTCCATTCTGTATATGCCAATCTATGAGCCCACTTTTCTCTGTTTGGCATAGCAGGATAGAGGATGTCTGTGATATTTGTGTTTCCCACGTCATGACAGAGGCTTGATTCAGATACAAAAACAGGTATTCCATTGAAAACAGATTCTATAGCAGGATTAGAACTATGATTCACAACCGCCCAGCAAGATGTCAGTATTTTTCTAAAATCTGTGTCATCGTATGTGGTCCAGTCTCTTTTTGGATAATTCACTCTTACATATTTGAATTGTTTTTCGTCAAATTCTATCTTGTTTCTAGGATGAGGTCTGACCACAATAGGCTTGTCACAATATTTTCTTATTGTTTTTATCTGTTGATTAATCCATATCGGCATTTTTGGTTTGCCTACCCACTGTTCGCTGGTATCGTGCTGTCCACAAATGACAATCACGTTGCCAGTTTGCTTCCAAGGCACTAGATCTATGCCTAACCCTTTCCATCTTTTGTCGTCGAACGTTTGGTTGGCAAAATCGGCGTCTCTGTTTATTCCGTTTATGCCCATTTTCCAGGTCACATTTCTTTTTATTCCTCCCACCTCTAGCACAACAATAGGTTTGTTGTGTTTTTTGAAGAAGTCCCAAACTTTTTTGTTTTCGGCCATCCTTCCCCGCCAAAGCACTGACCAAATCACCGCAACATCGCACGTGTTGTCAAATTTGTTTAAAACTATTGTTTCGTTTTTGCTTTTTAGATGATCAATGAACGCTTTGAACACGGGTTTTGAGTTCAAACTGCCATAATCTGGAAAAATTGCTATTTTCATGATCTCCACGTCGGTGGTGCTTCTCTCCAATAATCGACTTTGCTGACATCCGTGCTACTTTTTGATCCCCTCAGGTCGTTTTTCGCACTGGTGCCTAGTGTCTTTCTCTTGCCTTTGAAATGATCCATATAAAGTCCCAGCTCAGAGTTGATAAACACGTGATGGCCTTTGACTCCTTTCCAGTATCCAA